GCCTATAACACAGATGTCGCTGTTTCAGGAGTTGAAGGTACAAGTGCTATAGGTATTCCTATAGACAGCCCAGTTCCAGTAATATCGGGAGTATCAGGAACAGGTGCAGTAAATACTCCAACAATTGTAATAAATGAAGTAATTACTCCTAGTGGAGTAGTAGGAACAGGCGCAGTAAATGACGTAAACTTACTCATATGGTCTACGATAGATGATAGCCAGACGCCTAATTGGACAAACGTAACAGATACACAAACGCCCGGATGGGCAGACGTAGATAAAGCTGCCTAGGAGCTAACAAATGGCTACTTATGTAAACAACTTAAGACTCAAAGAAATTACCACTGGTGACGAAGATGGCACTTGGGGTACGAGTACAAATACTAATCTTGAGCTAATTGGTGAAGCCCTTGGTTACGGTACTAAGCAGATGGCTGCTGATGCTGATGAAACCTTTACTATGCCAGATGCTTCTGCTGACGGTACTCGTTCGTTCTACTTAAAAATAACTTCAGGGGCGTCTCTAACAACTACAAGAGTTGTAACATTAGGGCCAAACACTGTTTCTAAATTTTGGATTATCGAAAACGCTACTTCCGGCGGTCAGGTAATTACAATTAAGCAGGGGTCTGGCGCTACAGTTAATATAGATAACGGGGATAAAGTTTACTTATACACTGATGGAGCCGGGTCTGGCGCAGCCGTTGTAAACGCAAATCCTAGCGGCGCTACTGGTGGTACGGTAACAAGTGTAGGCGGTACGGGGTCAGTAAATGGCATAACACTTACCGGCACGGTTACTAGTTCAGGAAACCTGACTCTCGGCGGCACACTGGCTAACGTAGATCTGACTTCTCAGGTGACCGGCACTCTACCCATCGCCAACGGCGGTACAGGCACTACCTCCACTACATTCGTTAACCTAGCCACTAACGTCTCAGGTGTTCTCCCTTTTGCTAACGGCGGTACGGGTCTAAGTTCTCTAGGTTCGGCGGGGCAAGTTCTTTCCGTCAACACCGGCGGCACAGCACTTGAATACGCAGCAGTGTCTGCGGGCAAAGCTTCTATGACTGCCAATGGAGCAGTAACTGCCGGAGACAGGGTATCAACAAACGCTGACGGCACTGTTTCCACTGTAGCAGGGTTAACTAGAGCGGCATCCGTAGGTACAGCCGCAGCATGGGAATCCACTGATACCCCGGACAGCTATTTTGCCGTTGCGTATGATACGACAGCAAACAAGGGAATTATTACTTTTCAAAATGCTTCTAGTAGTAAGTATGAAGCTCTTGTTGTAACTAACTCTTCCGGTTCTTTATCTTACGGCACAGTGGTAGAGGTAGGTGATAGCGGTGCGAACGCTGCGATAACTTACAACCTTGGTCAAGACGCATTTGTTGCTGTATGGCGAGATGGATCAGCGGGGCATATTTACGCTCGTGCAGGTGAAGTGGTAGGTACAGTTACTAGCTGGGGAACAGCGGTTTCCATAGATACTAATAACCCTAATGATTCTCTTAATATAGCGACAATACCCGGAACTAATAACGTATTAGTATCTTTCGACGATGGCTCTCAAATCGTTACTAAAACTTTAACTTTAAGCGGGACAGCAATTACTGTTAACGCCGCAGTTAACACGACAGGAGATAGAAATAACGGCGGTCGAGATGCGTTAAAATATAACTCCGATGGTGGTTATTTTGCACTTGCTTATCAAGATTCAAACAATCGCCCCTCTGTAAGAAAAATAACAGTTTCTGGCACTGTGCCAACAGTAGGTGCAAAAAATGAATTGAGCACTGATACGACTGGCACCGCTAACATCGAATATAACCCGACTTCTAAAAGCTGGTTATATGTCTATAACGTGCCACGTGACACTAATAATTTGGGGACTAAATATTTTCCTGTATTTCTTGAGTTATTAGAAAGTGGTGGCACGTTTACAAAATTTAAAACAGCTTCTGGTGCTGCTATTTCGGCGGATGTAAATAACCAGCTTTACATGGACGATCCAGAAGTATTTTTGTTTTATGACTCAACCTCTACAAATGTGCTGGCACTACAAACTCAGTATAATACTAATGGCACTCAAGCAAACGTGGGCTACACAGTATCTCAACGTGGTAGCCAGATAACTATTTCTGATCTGCAATATTTCCCATATAACGGTGACGGCAACAAAAGATTTAACGCCTATTTTGACCCAGACGAAACTGAGTTCGTAGTATTTTACAAAGAACCCACATCTGACGACGGTCAAGCACAAGTATTCACTCCGGCAGTGAATTACACCACCCGCGATGCTTATTTTGGTATTGCTGCGGCAAGTATTTCTGATGGTGCGTCTGGCGATATAACTATTATTGGCGGGTTAAACACTAGTGTTAGTAGTCTGGTTGCTGGAGAGTTCTACTACTTATCTACCACGGGAGCGTTAACAACAACGAGTAACGGTTTTCCCGTGGGGACTGCTTTATCCACAACGTCCATATTACTAAACAATGTCGGGTACAATGCACTACCGGATCAAACACTAAACGATGGTAAGTTTCTCTCTACAGATGGTTTAAACACCTCTTGGTTAGAAATTTATCAACCGGGCGGTCTTCCTGACGGCAGTGCTGTCGCTGCTAGTGGTGACACTTACCCCACAAAGCCTGCCAGCACGTTAAATTACACCGCGTTTATATCTAACGACAATGCAAATTATATGTGTGGGGCAGATTCTCATGCTAATGCTGCCTTAGACAATGGCGCGGGTATCGCCAGAGGATTCCTGACTCCGCGATATTCTAGCTATTGGAACAAGTGGTTTGCCATTACTAAAGGTACGGATGGCGGCTTCCAAGAAAGTGGCGCTACACTTGTATGTAGTGCCAATGGAGTAGATTGGTTTAGTGTTGGTGAGCTACGTAGTTTTACGGGCAATAACTCTATAGACAAATGGAGTACGGATGACTTACGAAGACCTCAATTCTGTTTTGATGAAAGCAATGGCCGATTATTTATTGGTCTAACGGAATCATCTGGAAGCTACCGGTTAAAAATGGCGTACTTTAACTTAGCTGGTGGTACTAGTGGCACGGTAATTACAGGCAGCGACACTGGTAACCAAAGTTCACAAATACTAGATTGGGAATGGTGCGCTCCGCTAAACCAAATAATAATTTGCTACACCAATAACAGTGGTCAATTTAATGGCGCGACTATTTCTGCGGGTTCAACTTCAATCTCGCAACGTTTTTCGCAAAGTTTTGGTAGCGGAAGCAACAAAAGATGGCAGATGCTTTGGACTAATCCAGCGGGTACAAGTAATCTTTATTGGTACTTTCAGAACGATGACCAGACTGCATATTATGCAGAAAATAGTTCTTTTCCAACTAGCTTAACGCAAGTAAGTTCGCAGGGCCGACAAATGAGCGAAAATTATCTTCCTGATATGTCTCCTAAGTATTTAGTGTTGCCAGATGGGAGCAATGTTTACATTAAGGCAGTTGAAAACGGTGATTGGAAAGGAACCAGTTGGGATCAGATTAGTCTAGGCAACGCAGGAGGCGGCAGTATGTATATGGTTCGTTATAACCCTGTGAAAGACGAATGGATTGGTTTGGGTAATGGATATGCTTGGTACTCCAAAACTGGCAAAGAATGGATTAGGCAAGGTAGGATTGGTGATTACCCTCAATCTAGAGCTTACATGTCCCTAAAAACTACTGGAGAATATCCGTATTAGAGGTTTGAAATATGAGTGATGATATAAACGAATTAAGAGCGGCGAACACTCGCAGAGACAGAAATGCAATGTTATCTGCCAGTGATTGGACGCATATGGTTAGTGATAAACCAGTAGAGAACAAAGATGCGTGGACGTTGTACAGAAAAAAATTACGTGATCTACCTCTACGGGGAGACTTCCCAGATGTAACGCTTGATAACTTCCCGCAGTCGCCTGACTCAGAAAGGACTGAATACGCCAAGTGGTTGTATGTCGAAAGCCCTGCTGAAGGAGAGTCAGTGTGGCAAACTAACCCTGATTGGGTAGACTAGGTATGCACAATGAAACGTCTATTGGTATTAGCTTTACTGCAAGCATTGCCAGTGCTTGTGTTTGGACAGACGCAGACTGAAATAACTACGACTGCGACTAGTTCTAGTTCGTCTACTAATACTAACAATAATAACAATAGCAACACGAACGATACGACGTACACCGGCACGTCGGTAAACACTAATACCAATAACTCGACCATCAACACAACGACTGACTCGACCAACGCGAACACTAATGTAAACACCACGGACTACACTGGCCTGATAAACAACATCAACACCAGTACGTCTAACAATACGAACACCAATACAAATACGAGTAATAACACCAACACGAACGTCAATAACTCTATATCGACGAGCAACAACACTAACACCAGCAACTCTACGTCTAACTCTACGTCCAATAACACGAGCTTTACGACAAGCAATAGTGTTAGTGACATTACGGCTATGAACACAAATAACAATGTGAACAACAGCCAAAGTATTAGTGACTCAACGCAGCGAGTTACGCAGAAAGTGGAATCCCCGCCGCCCAGCGCAATTGCTCCGTCAATTGGTAGCTCCTACTCCCAAGACCTCTGTACTACAGGCGTATCTGGTGCGGTGCAGACACAGATACTGGGACTTTCTACTGGACGATCTATAAGAGATCAGAATTGCGAACGAATTAAATTAGGCAAGACTCTTTACGATATGGGTATGCGCGTGGCTGCGGTATCTCTTATGTGTCAGGACTATCGCGTATGGTCAAGCATGATGAGTGCAGGTACTCCTTGTCCCTATGACGGCAAGATCGGAGATGAGGCGAAAGCTCTTTGGGAAGCTAATCCTGACCGGATACCAGAGCCTGACAGGAGAGTCCGTTGAAACGCCTGACGTTACTTAGCCTGTTTCCGGCGATTGCGTATGCTGATCTTGATCCTACTGGTATGACTCAGGTTATGAATGGCGTGGACGATAGTGCCTATCACGTTCAGCTTGGTCATGACTTTCCGTATCTTGGAAAAGTATTTACAGACGCTTGGATGTCTACTAACGGCTTTGTTTTGTTGTGGTCACCTACTAATCAAAACAATCTAGGCGTTCAAACAAGTCCGACATACGGTCATTGCTGTGATGGGTATAACTTTGGCGCAGGCACACCAAACTACCTAGATGCTAAAGTCGGGCAGTTTAGCTATATGCTTGCTCCGCTTTGGACTGATCTCGATGATACAAATATAAGAGACGGTGATGGGTACTATTACTCGACAAACGAAACTGAGTCCAAGTTTCTCTGGTACAAGGTTACCGAGTATAACCGGCCTAACTCTGTTAACACGTTTCAGCTAAACATAGATAAGACCGGCGGCTACGAATACTTATACCAAGACGTAGCTATCGACAGTCATCAGGCGTTTATCGGCTGGACAGGAGATACGGCGGCTGACCCGTATTGGCATACCCAGCAATTTTATGGTGACAAGTTCACAATGAATCCGAACGCTACAGGTCAATTAATCTCTAACTACGGCGGTGATTTGGCAACCAATAGTTACGGAGATGTATTTGGTTTAGTCGGACAAGCTAGCACATTGAATCAACCGCAAGGCGGTGGTGGTGGTGAACAACAGGCTGCCCCTCCAACTTACGCAGAGCAAGCGGTAGATACTGTGTTTGGGGATTCGGCTGATGACTTTTTGTACTTAGATCAGCCAGACTCGTCGGGTATGCCGAGAGTGTTGAGTCAAGTAGCTCCTCCGCAGATTTATCAAGAAGCACCACAGGAGCAGATGTTTGGAGGCCCGCCTACCGGCGCACCCGTTCGACAAGACCAACAACAGCAACAACAGCAACAAAACCCAGAAATCACAGGTGAACCGGCACAGGTCGAAGAAGTTAGAGAAGCTAGGCCAGTTGAGGTTGTACCAGAAGTTGTTCAAGTGACTCGTGAACCAAGGCCGGAGCCAGCTCCAGCGCAGGTAGTTATCAGAGCAGAACCTGCCGAAGTCACGGAGCCTGCTGCACAAAGAGAGCCTGCACCTGTTGAAGTAGTCGCAGAGGCACGGGCCGAGCCTGTTGCTGAGAAGGTAAGTGCAGTTGTTAAACCAGCCGTTGACGTTGTTGGGATTGCGCTGAGTTTGACAGGGCAGTCTTACCAGCCTCAGTCATTTGGTATACCGCAAGGCATGGCTATGCCTGAACAAAATATAGATCAAATTGTGGTAGAAATGCAGGAGCAGATTACCCAAGTGGCTGTGGCGCAGTCTGAACAGCAAGAAGTCAATGGGCTGACCCAGCAAGACCTAGCGCCGCCAACTCAAATGCAATTTGAGAATGACTTTAATGATGCTATTGCAACGGGCCAAAGCGTAGGTCAGTTCCTGTCAGCACAGCTTCCAGATTTCAGCCAATTTGACGTAGCGCCTCCTAGCCAACAAGAGCAACGTACTGTGCAACGAGCAGAAACGCAAATTCAAACTATGAGTCAGGCTGACGTTCAGCAGAGTTTAGATAGTCAGTTAGAAAATTTAGAGGACACTGGCGGCTTTACAGATCAGAGCCTTGCGGTTTTTCTCATATCGAACAACCCGGCTTTCTCGCAGTACGACAACGTAAATTTGTCGGACAGACAACAGTTTTACTCGTCCGCGCAGCCCTACCCAGCGAACAATATTCGGGCAAATCCATTGGGAGTTCTGCGCGTGACGGGTAATTCGGGATATGACGATTTGGTGGATTTACAATGGCAGAGATAGAAGTTGGCGAGGTAAAGCTTTCTGGCGGCAAGTTACTGCTTGTTATACCTTTTTTGGGTACCATAGGCGCAGCAATGTGGGGCGGCTTTGAGCTGTACCAGCGTTTGTTAGATGCGGAAGAAGCAGTTACTGCCTACGTCTCGCCTGATTTTAGCTCGTATGACGAAGAGCTGGCTGTACTAAGCACTAAATTAGATACTGCCGAAGTGTTGATAGCCGCCGTGGAACGGGCGTTAGACCAAGATATTGTTGAGGTAATGAACAACATTGATCGCCTGCAAGCAGATATTGACATAGTTGAGCGCGTTGCAAGAGATACGGATGATTCTGTTGTTTTAGCTACCAGAGAGCTGAGAGACGACGTATACGCTTTAGAAGAGCGTGTAAACGATAGCCTTAGAGACATAGATAACGAACTTCGTGAGATGCGTGACGATTTGGAAGAGCGCATCCAGCGGATACTTGATAATCCCCTAAACGTGGAAGAGTAATGGAAATGACAGGCCAGATTGTTGCAAGTGGTGTTGCTGGCGTAGCAGGGTTTTTAGTCATATGGGCCTTTACCCGAGCATACGCAATGCTAGACAAGATTGGGGAAGACCTTAATCGTATTCCTGAGAAGTATGTGGCGAAAGAAGACTACCGTGAAGACATACGCGAGATTAAAGAAACACTTGGGGCTATTTGGAAACGACTAGAGAATAAGGCGGAAAAATGAGACTCGATCCTGTACTGCTTAACATGGCTTGTAGCTGGGCAATTAACGCTTACAAAGACCAGAACAAAGATGCCATTAAAATAGAAAGCAAATGGACATCTACTACAGTATATGTGGCAAAGCGTAAGTCCATAGATATTATAGCCTTTAGGGGTACACAGCAGGGCAGGGATTGGTTAACAGATGCTTTTGTAGTACCCGTACCATACGCGGGCAGAATGTGCCACGGTGGATTTACTCTGGCCCACAGGTCAGTCTGGAAGGAAGTTAAGAAACACATTGACCCCAAGAAACGCACGTTGATCTGCGGCCATAGTCTTGGCGGTGCGTTAGCAGAGCTGTCTGCCTCTATGTTGAACGGTAAGCACGACAACATAAACCTGATTACCTTCGGTAAGCCGAACGTGTTCTTCAAAGGCTTCAAGAAGCCAATGACTCTTGATAATCAAATCTCCTGTGTGCAGGGCAGCGATATGGTGGCTAGAATCCCACGTTTTTGCTACGGCCCATCAAGCTCTCAGACTATGCTGTACTTCAGCAATACCGGCCCTGATTACATAAACCCCAGCAAAGACACCAGAGTTGCTGACAGGGGTGACCTGAAAGACCGGATAGCTGACCACATGATGGACGGCTACAAAGATAGGCTAAAAGAGTTTCTGGATGAGCAAGAGACACAAGCCAAGAAAGTAGTGCAAATGAACAAAGACAAAGAACTAGCCCGTAAAGAACTGGAGGATATGGCGGATGAAATGTTTATTAAAGATTAGCTTTTTAGTTGTTTTCACGTTGTCTAGCTGTACGTCTGTTGAACAAGTTATGGCAAATAAAGAAATATACTGCAATCAATTTTACAAAGGTGTTAGAGCTGTTGGTCGCGGTGCCCTGTCTGCAACAACCGGCGTTATAGTGCCTGATGTATGTGACACCATAGATACAATTGTGGAAGCTGCGGAATGAAACTAGGCGGCCTACTTAAATCCCTTGCACCTACTATAGCCAGTGCAGCGGGTGGGCCAATGGCGGGCATGGCTGTCAAAATGGCAGCGCAAAAACTGGGTATGCCAGATGCTACGGCCAACGAAATTGAAGACCTCATAGAGCGGGAACCAGAAAAGGCGGTGTTGCTTAAAGAGGCGGACAAAGAGTTTAAGGATCGTATCCGCGAAATGGAGATCGATTTAGAGTCCTTTAAGACAGAAGTCGAGGACAGAAAAGACGCTAGAGCTAAGTTCTCTGGCGACCTAACACCTAAAGTGTTCTGTATATTGGCACTAATTTTATACGGTGCGTACGTTATGACCGTAACTATACTGCCCCACGATCAGAACGACGAGACTATTATCTCGCTAGTATTGGGCCAGCTATCAGGCATTTTAGGCACCTGTGCGGCTTTTTTCTACGGCGGGTCAAACGGTAAGAAGTAATATGGAAAAGCTAATTAACATGCTAAAACGGCATGAGGGTACAGAAACTCATGCGTATGAATGCTCCGAAGGTAAAGTCACTGTAGGTGTAGGCCGTAATATCGACCAGAAAGGCGGTATGGGTCTGTCTGAGGACGAGATAGATTATCTCCTACAGAACGACATTGAGCGTGTAATCAAGGAATTGGCTACAGAGTATGAGTGGTTTAACAGCCTTGATGATGTACGAAAAGATGCTATTATTGACATTGCATTTAACCTCGGAGCTACGCGTTTACGTGGCTTTCGACGCGCATTAACCGCTATGGAAGCGGGAGACTACACAGAAGCCTCTACAGAGT